CCTCTGTTTGTACCAAGCTCTTGTGTAACTGTTAGTTCACCACTTGCATCAAATCCTAAAACTTTACTTGCTCTAGCTGTTGCTCCTACAGCAAACTCTGTAGAGGTCATAGTATTAGTTCTTGAAAGTTTTATTGATCTATCAAGTTCTTCTTGGATTTGTTGAGTAGTCATGGTTGCACGATCCAAACCCTCTTCATGTGTCTCCGCAGGGAATGGATCATTAGCGATATAATCTATCGCTTGAGTTTGCGGGACATCTCTAATTAAAACAACTGTCTCTGTATTAGTTGGAATATTACCAGATGTAAAAACTACATTACCACCAGATGAACTTCCCGCTCCTGTTACCGTGTAATGAGTTGTTATTGTTTTAACTGTTTCTGTTCCTGTTGCAGATCGTATGATAACTTTAATATCTGAATCAGCAAATATCTTGTAGCCATAAACAAAAGTTGTTTGACTACCATCCCCCGAATAACTATTTTTTACTGTTGTGCTTGATACTGTCATACTTAAAATCCTTTAAACTGTGATGATGGTTTTGTAAACAAATATTCTTGGTTATAATCTCTTTTCATTCTTTTTTCCACTCTTTTTAACACACCCGGGTTCATTGTTTCCATTAACTGATGACCAAGAAGATAATCGTATGCAGACTTAATATAAAATATATTAAGAAAAGGTATGTTACTTTGTATTGCTCTAAAAGCTGCTTTACCTGCTTTACCACCTTCGCCACGAATACCATAACTAATACCAGCTAAAATATCAAATGCTGTTAAAAAAACTGGTCCAGCAAGACCAGCAGCTACATCACCTGCACCTCTAACTTCTTTAAATAAAACATCTCCATAAATACCTAAACCACCACCTTGTAAGAAAGCTGCTAAAACTGTGTTAGCTTTTAGTGGATCACGAGGTCCTCTTCCTTTTAATAAATCTTTTATTGTCATAGATAAGTAACCCATAAATAATGATGTTGTCATTAAAGCAACCATACCTACAGCACCTCTACCATAATCTGCTTTTGTAGCATTTGGTCCTTTAAAATAAGATAATTCTCTACCTAGTACTTTATTTAATATAGCTAAAGGAAATGCCTTGAATTGACCAAGAAATCTTATTGCTTCTCCCGGAGCAGTTCCTGCCAATAAACCTTGTGTCATATCTCCTTTTAATCTAGCATCTGGTTCTATTACTGCATAAATTGATCTATCTAAAAGCATACCAGAAACAGAAGATTTAAATCTTTCTTTTTCTACTCCTAACTGTCTTGCAGTTAATGAATCAACATTTAATATTTTTTTCATATCAGTATCAGATATTTTATCTAACATACCAATGTTAATAAATTCTGTACCATCCTCTGCTTTTTCCATAGCAATTTTTCTGATTACATCCCATTTTGTAGAATCAATATTATACATCGTAAATAATTCTTTTAGTTGCGGATTTAAATCTTTAAACTTTATATTTTTTTGTTTAGCAAAATAATTTGCCATACCTAACATTGAGCCTTCTTTTAAAGTGTTAGTCCACCAAGCTAATGCGTTGTATTTAAAAAATGTTCTTTGTGCATTAGTCCATCCTTTACTTAGATTATCTCCTACTTGGTATCTAGCCGACATATCGTAAATAGTATTATCAACAATAAATCCTAGCATTTGAGCTATATCTTTTTTTTGTTTAGTATTTTTAATTCTTAGTAAACTTCCTAATGCTTCTGCCATACCACCTAAAAATGATCTGCCTTGAAATCTCATTTCTGATCCGTAAATTCCTATATCTGCTGCCGCTGAAATTGTTGCACCACCTAGTTTAGCCATTGATGCTATAGACCTTGCTATTGCTGAATATCTAGCAACACCAAAATCTGCTACTGTATAAATAGAACCATCTACAACTTTCATGTATTTATCAAATTGACCTGCTTTAGACATATTTGCTGATTGACCACCTTTACCTTCAGCAACTAATCTTCTCTGTACAGCAAATCTAATTTTTTCAAAATTTTCTTTTGGCTTTGCTCCTAAAGCATCTATCATTCCAATGTTTCTTCCAGCAGTTTGTATACCAGAAAAAAAAGATTCTTTTAAATTACCTACTCCAAACTTTTCATTATAATCAAACCAATCATTAGCAGTTTTAAAATGTAAAATTCTTTTTACTTTAGAATTTTTAGTAATATTATTTACACTTCTTGATCCGTAAACACTACTTGCTCCATCTGCTACTAAATATTTATTACCTACTAAAGTATTAAATATTTCTTGTAAAAAATTTTCTCTATCATCTGTATTAGCAAATGTTCTATTTTCATCTAATTTTTGCATTACATAATTTTTCCATGCAGTATAATTTTTTTGATAATTAATATCTGTGCCTTTAATACTGTCATCAAGTTTAATATCTTCTAATTTTAATCCTAATGAATCTGCTGCGTTTCTAACTCTAAATGGATCATGTGATTGTTTAACAATATAACCCCACATTTTTTCAATGTTAGCTCCTCTATCGTTTAATTTTTGTCTAATCATTTCAGAATACTTTTCCATAATTTCTGCGAGTTTTAAAATTTTAGGATTAGTTTCTGTTACAGGTGGTTTTAAACCAGTAATTTTTTCTAGTTCTGTTTGTTGTTGTCCTAATTCAGACATAGCATTACTTACTCTTCTTTGTGTTTCAGCTTCTGATAAACCTTGTAATCCATCTTTAAACATTGTTTCTAAATTGTTAGCTCTTAACTCTGCATTAAAACCAGCAATAAGTTGATTAGCTTGTGCAAATTGTTGAACTGAAACTGCTGATCTTGCACCTTCTACTCTTCTATTAGAACCTACTAAAATTGCTGTTAAACCTTCTTCAGCATTATCTGGAAAACTTTTTAAAACAAACTCTGTTAGTTGCCTTACTTTAATTTCACTTTCTAAAGCATTTCTTTTATCTATTATCTTTTGTGCTTTAATTTGTGCAGATACATCTTTAGCTATTGCATCAACATTAACTTCATCTACTTTAGATAAACCTTTTTCTGCTTTAGCTAATTTAATAGAATTAATTATTTCATCTTTTTTAGCCGAAGTAATAGATGATTTTTTTAATAATTTTTCTACTCTAACTAAACATTTGTCTGCCATACTTACCTTCCATCTACGCAGTTAATTGCGTCTTTAATAATTTCATCTAAATCTTTTGATTTAGTTTGTACTTCTGTTAGATCATCAGTAGTAACTTTAACTTCTGAATCTCCTTGTTCAAATCGTAAATTTAAATCTTTTTGAGATTCTTTGATAGTATTCAGTTGAGTTTCTAAAGATTCTAGTTCAGTATTAGATTGAGTTTCATCTCTGTTTACAATATTTCTTTTTAAATTATTTAGTTCTAAATCATCTACTGATTGTTTTGGTGTCATAGCTATATCTGGATTTGGTGAAGCATTTTGCGTATTTCTTAATATAGGATCAGCATTAACTATAGGAGTTGTATCTACAGCTTGATCTAACAATATATCTCCTGTTGCTTTTTGTAATAATTTTACTCTAGTCGTGTTATCCGTTGCTTCTAAGGCTTTCATAATTTCAGAATTTTCTGGATAATATTCTCTATATAAATTTATATCTATATCTGTTGCAGTATCATCGCCAAGTATTCTTTTACCTTCTGCTACTCTTGCATTAAATCTTCTACGAGTATTTGCATCTTTTAATTTACCAGCACCAACATGAAGTCCGCTACCTAAAATTGTTCCAAAAGTAACATTTAAAAAACTATCATATAAATCGTAATCAGATTGTAAAGATTTAGCTACACCATAAACAATAGGCTCAACAAGTGTTGCACCAACTGCACCTTCTACTGCACCTCTTGTAGCTCTTGCTCTAGTAAATCCTACTTGTGCAACTTTCTTGGCAAATCTAGCTTGTCCATAAACAGGAATGAAAGAAGCCGCAATGTTAATTGGATCAAGAAAACTGGTAGCTAATCCTGTACCAAATTTAGCTGCACCAACATAGAAACCACCATTAAAAGGATTCCATGAACCTTTAGGTCCTCTTGCCATAATACTTTGTCTGGCTCTTTCTTCATTTTTTTCTCTTACCATAATATCAACAACTGATTGATATTCATCTTGCTCAAAGTGCAAACCTATTTTAGCATATTCTTTATTTAATTCTTCTCGACCAACTTGTATATCTTGAGTAAACTTTGATCGTTGTCTAGCATTGTAAAGATCACTATAATTTAACAAAGACATAACTGGGTTAAAGTTCCAGTTGTCTGATGCTACTGCTCCTAACGATTCATATAAATTCATTTTATATTGATCGTAACCAGATTCTTGAGCTGTTTCGTTTAAGTTTAATCCAAATCCTAAATTCATATTATTTTTTTCTATTTACAATAACACCTAAAGCCATAGCTACAGCTAGATCACTATCTGATTCTAATAGTTGAGACATTTCTTTTTTAGATTTATTTGCTAAAACTTTAACTGCATTTGTTCCATATTTAATTGAAAAGAAGTTTTCAAATTTTGGTCCAAATATTGCAGAAGAATTATTTAATAAATCTAAAGCTGTTGTAGGTTCAACTTGCCAATATGATCTTGCTGGACCACCACCTTTTTGAACTTTAGTTTTATACCCAGATTCTATTTGTCCAATAGCATTAGCTAGTTCTGTTAATTCTTGTGCAGTAAAATCTTTATCTCCTACAAATATTGGTACTATTGATTGAATAGAATTTTGTGCTTCAGTAGGAATATTATATGTATCGCTAATAGCTTTTAAAGCTCTTGCATTTTTTTTAGGATCGTTAGTTGTTTGATAAGTTGTTCCCCAAGTATTAACAATTTCTTCATTTTTTAAAGTTGTTTTTTTATTAGCAAAGCTCATAGCTAATTCTTTTTCATCAACAGTAAATCCAGCATAACCTTTAATTGCTGCAATCTCTGCTTCAGATGGAACTTCTTTTACTCTTAATTTATTTATATCCATTACAATATCTGTTCCCGGCAAATTGTAACTACCATCGTTAAAGTTAAAACTTAATTGTTGATTATTGCTATTTAATATAGGAGCAAATTGATCTCCGTCTAAAACAATACCAAAAACTAAACCATTACCATCAGCTGTGTTTCTCCACTCACCGCTTGTTCTCATCATTCTTTTATGTTTTTCAGACATTTCTTCTTCAGTAATACCTTGATTAAAAGGATCGGTGCTTTTGTATGCTACTGCACCAAACTCTTCTATATATTCTTGTTGAATTAAATCTGCTTTATCTCTTACTGAATTTACTGTTGTGCCATAAGATGTTAGTGCTTTACCATCATAATTTCTTGGGATAAAATATGTTTCTTCTATTTCAAATTTAGAAGTAAATGCGTTGACAGCTGATTTTATAGCACTATCATTATCAAATTTAACATTAGTAAATCTTTCATTAATAGCATAGTAAGCTAAAACATTTTTTATTTCTTCTACCTGTTGACTAGCAACACTACTATCAACATTATTATTTCTACGAATAATTGTTTCTAATTCTAAAAAATCAGAATTAGCAGCAATTTCTTTTTTAACATCTTTTAAAGTCATTTCGTTACTTTCACCCCAACTTTTTAAGGCTTCCTGTTCTTCTTTATTATCAAGACCAAATGCTTTTTGTGCTTCTAACGGAGTAAAAACTGTCATAGCTAAACTAGCAGTAATAGGTAATCCAGCTGCTTGTAATTCTTGAAGAGCTTTAGAATCATTATCTCCAAAATTAGTTGTAATACTTTGTAATAAGATTTGAGATTGTGTAGCATTACCTTGAGCAGTTTTCTGATAATTGGCTACAAAGTTTTCTGCTTCTGTTTTTGTCATCACTCTTTGTTGAGTTGTTGGCACACCTAGCTCAATTTGTATTTCAAGCATCTTAGTTGTAATTTGTCTTTTTAACTGTGTTCTTAATTCATCATCTGTTTCATTGGTAAACTCTTCGTTTAACTCAACAAGTTCTGGATAATGAGAATACACATAAGAAGCAGAATCATCTTCAATAGCTTTAACTCTAGTTTCAGCTGCCTTCTGATATTCTTGTGCAATAATTTGTCCTTTAGCTTCACCTGCTTGTAATACAGCTTGTTCAGAATATTCTTCTACTAATGTTGAAATATCTTTATTATTAGATGTAAATATTATTTTTTTATTGTCTGCTGTCGTTGTTATAATTTCTTGACCTTGTAACATTTGATTAACTTCTATTTGTGATAAAACTTTTTTTGCAAGTTCCATATCAAATGCAACTTTTTTACCAACAGCTGAACCAGCTAAAACATTTTTCCATTGTGTTCTTAATTGATCTGTTAATATTCTATCCGCTTGTTGAATTAATTTTTCTCTTTGTTCTAAATTTAAATCTGGATATAATGCACTTTTTTTTCCTTTTTCTAATTCTAAAAATGCAAGTCTAGGATTATCACCTATATCTTTGTTAGCTTGAAATCCTTGAACAAGAGCTGGAATATTATTAATCATTTCATCTAATTTTGGAGTAGGTATTTTACCAGTAAAAGCATCTGTGTATAATTTAGTTAAGTTTGTTTGCAGAGTAGCATAATCAAAAGCATTAACATTACCTGCCATACCAAATTCATCTACAACATTTACATTTTTATCATTATAAAGAGCTTGAGTTAGATAAGCAGTTTCTGCGTCTGATACTTGGTTTTTTAAATCAGTAAAAACATTTTTTTCTACTGTATTATCAATTCTAAAAATTCCTCTATTGACAGCACTTAAAGCATTGTTTTCAAATAAAGTTTGACTAGCACTATTAGTAGATTGTCCTTTAAATTGACTAATTAATCTATTTGTTTGTTCTTTGTAATAAGCATTAGCAGCTTCTTTATTTACTCCTAAGACACTATCGTTAGCAATATAATCTTCAACAGTTTGTAATTCTCTAGTAAATTCATTTCCTAATCTTAATGCTTCAGTTCTGTTCTGTGTATCGTTTGCTTGTACAGCTTTTTTTACAACAAAATCTGTTACAGGAGATAAAGCATTAGCAACAGTTTGTGATAAAGGAACTTGTAAATTAGACTTAACACTTCCAACTTGTGCTGTAGGTCTTGCTTCAGATGTGAATGTAGGAATTTTAGGCACTATACTCCACCTCTTAATCTTCCATCAGCACCAATAGTAGTGCTAGTTTCATAGGGTTTATTATTAAAGAAGGAAGATATTTTTTTTTCTCCAAAATTTGTTGTAGCTAACAAACTAGTTCCAGCTTTAGCAACAGTAGATATATTTGCTAATCGTGCTTGTTGTCTTGCCATTTCTCCTTGTATTCTTGAAAATTTTGCTTCTTCCATTTTATTAGCCGCACCAACATCTGCATTATATCTTGTAATTTTTTTATTCATTTCTGCTTCTAACGCATTAGCTTCTGTAACTCTTGCTCCAGAACCGCTAGTTATATCAACACCAGATTTTGCTAAAGCAACTTCTACTGTTCCTACTGATTGTCTAAACCTTTGGTCAAATCTTGCAATGTCAAAGTCAGCTTGTTTATTAATTTGTCCTGCTTCTTGTTCTGCAATAGTTGCGTTTCTATTTGCTACTCTTTGATTATATTTACCAATAGCACTTTGTTGTTTAACCTGTACAACTGTTGTTCCTATTGTAACTGCTTGTGCAACACTCATTAAAATAACCTCGCATACATATATTGGTCTGATCCGTCAAATCCCCATTTTCTCATTAAACCTTCTCTTTCTAAACCTAACCACTCTGCAAATCTAATGCCTTGTTTAAAGTCTTTTCTAATGCCTGTTTGTACTCTTTGTATATTATGTTCTTTTGCAACTCTAGCAAAATCTTTTTTAATAGCTTTTGCTGTGGCTAAAGGATATTTCCACATTTCATTTGTAGCAATAACCCAACCTTCAGCAACTTGACCCCACACCATTTTCATACCTGCTGAAAATACAGGTGTGTTATTTATTAATCCTGTAAATGCTAGATTATCTTGTTCTAAATTTTTTGCATCGCCTTGTAATGTTACAAATTCAGCATCGCTTTCTAAAATTTTATAATTAGCTTGGCAGGAAAAAATAAATCTACCATGTTCAAAAGTATAGGGAACTATGTTTAATTTATTAATCATTTGTTTGTAAGTCCGGGTATAAAGATAAAACAGTTAAAGGTAAAGGTTGTGTTTGTCTAACAAAAATAAAACCATCGGTATCATAGTTACCTCTAAACTCTACAGTTTTATCGCCATTAAATGTTGGTAGTCCTTGATCCATAGGATCAGATGATTTTCTAAATGGTACTCTTTCCATATCTCCTAGATTACCACCAACTTCTACTCCAATAGATTCAAATAGTCTTAATGTAATTTCGTATATTCTTTTTGTTTTAGCTTGTGATGTTCCGTTTTGTGAACCAGCATCAAGTCTCATTGTTTGTAATATAGATGGATAACCTAATCCTACTTTTACATCTGTAGATGGTTTGTCTAAAGTAATAGAACCATCTGTAACAATTTTAGTAGGGTGTGTTGAGCCATTAGATAAAATGTGTACTGTTTGACCTTCTAAATAATCTAATCCAGATATAGTACTAACAGCTGTACCACTATAAGAAGCTGCACTATCTAAAAAATTAAATGTTGTGTTATCACTTGCTGTAAATTTAAATGTGTTTAAAAATTCTACATATCTTCTTGTAATATTATTTATAGTTCTTTTAACAATAATCCATGTTTGGTATTCATCGTTGTCTGTAGGAATTACTGCAACACTTTCACATTCAGCTTTAGTTTGACTAACAGTTGTTAATCTTGTTGTGTCAAAACTTTTCATACTTAAATAACTTAATCCTGTAGGAGCTGTCTCTACTAATGTAATAACATTAGAACTAACTGTAGCTGTAACTCCTGTTAAGCTATTTGTGTTAGCAGTATTAATAGCATTTTTTAAATTAGTCGCTGTTGTGTCATTATTCGTTTCTGTTTTAAATTGTTGAGCAGAAGCTGTACCCGTTGTAGAAGTAAAAGTAATTTCTGTACCATCTGATTTTGTAATTACAATTCTTGTACCTGTTATAATGTTTGCATAATCTGTAACTGTAATTGTAGGTATACCAGAAATACCACCAAAGATATGTCTGTGCCAAGCTGTTACTTCTTGTTCTCTTTGATATGTTAATCCTATAAGTTCACCATCTCCACGAACTCCCCATATAATCTGGTTAGGTTCTTGTTGGTAAGCTAATTGTGATAGTCCACCTTCTGTAATGTGTTCTGAAAGAATAGTCATGTCTGGTGCTAAATATCCATCTACATCAAAGTTGTAAGCTAACTCTCTTACTTTTCTTCTAGCACGTTGTAAAAATAAAGTTACGTTACCAACTGATATAGCATCTAAATTTGATGCACCATGATTAGATTGTTTTTTAATTAATATGTTTGTTGGTGTAATAGCACTATCTGTACCACCACCGGATACAGAAAATTCACCACCTGCTGTACCAATAACCAAAGTTCTAGTTGCTGTCATAAATCTAATTGCATTAACTTGATTAGATGCAATCGTATAAATAATAGCATCGCTATCTGCTACATTGCCACCAATGTTTGCATCCATGTTTTCATAGTCACCAGATTTAGAAAAGAATACTGTTTGGGGTTGGTTAGTTGTTCCTGCAAATACTAATCTTTGTTCAAAGAAAGTAACACAAGATGGAAATCCTGTTGTGTTAGAAAACGATCCTAGTTGCCAAGCAGTAATAGCATTGGCATTTGCATAAGCTATAGTAACATCTACTGTAATACTTGTAGTACTACCAACTGCTGTAATCTTACCATAACCATCATTAAAATATATAAACCTTCCAACATCAGTAGATAAAAAACCAGAACCACCATTAATACCTGTTACCGCTGAAGCTGTAATAGTTCTTGATCCTGTAGATGCTGAAGAAGGTGTTAAGGTTGTTGTTGTAATATTTGCATCTTGAAATGGTCCTTTAGTAAAAACAACATCTTCTAATGTCCAACTAATATCTCCTGTTCTTGATAATTTAGCTGGTGGATGTGCAGGATGACATAAATACATTACATCAGCTGATTGCACAAATTTAATATCAAACAATTCATCTGTTGTATAAGTTGTTGTAATTTCAAAAACTTTGTTTACAATGCCGCCAGATGTATAAGTTGTAAAACCTGTACTGTTAATATTAGTTCCATCTTTATTTGTAAGTTCAAATGTATTCGTTGTTTTGTTTGCAACTAAAAATCTTTTTTCATTTACCTCTGTCATACCTCCAACACTTCTAATTTTAACTTCATCGCCATTGCTATAACCATGACCAGTTGCTGTTACAACAGCTGGGTTAGCTTTAGTAATTGCTGTTATTGTTTTGTTAGCTTCAAATACTGTACTGCTATCTTTGTAAACTCTTATTTTAAGATTAGAAAACTCAAGCATATAAGTTTGAGTTGTAGAAAATTCAAAAGGCATTAACCTTGTTTTGTTTGCACTATTAGCAACTTCAGCTGCAAAGTTTGTGCCAGACCTTCTTGCTGCTGCACCATGTGGATAGATAATAAAATTTTCTAATCTTGTACAACCAGAAGAATACTTAGTTAAATCATTACGACCATCTAGTCGTGGTGAAAGTTCGCCACCTGTAAAGTTAGTAAGCTGTACTGCAACTCGTGCCATTTATTAAAACCTTGAGTTAATAAAAGTACTAGCATCTATAGCATCTGTCATTCCAAGATCGGGTGCATTGTTTTGACCTTCAGTTGAATCTACAAACCTAGCATCTCTTAATTTATCTTGAAATAATGTATTCATATTTTGTGCTACTGGATTAGATGAAGTAATACCATAAGCAATATCAGCTGCTAAAGCAGCTGACAAAGTTTCTCTTAATAATTCATCATATTGATTTGGATCAGTAACTCTTGAAATGTATAAAATTTTCATTGTAGAGGTATTGCTTAAGATTTTTCTTCCTTCTACTTTATAGTTTGAATCATAGTCAATGATATAAAGTAATCTTAAACAATCCGCAGGTAATGTAAATTGAGCAGTAAAACCCCAAGCTGGAGCTGTTGAATCTTTTGCTAATGATGTTCTTAATTGCAAACAATTCCAAGGATGTGATCTAAAGATTCCATCTCTTACTTGCGTATATCTTGCATTACAAAGTCTAGCATTTTTAGAATCTTCTGTTAGTGAAAGTATAGTAGTAGCACCTAGTTGGTTTAATGCTCCATTACAAATGTCTATTACTGATGCCATTGATTATGATTTTTTCTTTTTAGGAAAACCAGCTTTCATATTTGCGTAGGCTTTCTTTGTTATTGTACTTTTCTTTTTTGATCTTGATGTTCCCGCTTTTTTTCTTGCGTTTATATTTCTATATAAGCTCATGTTT